TTCATGCGAATGGCTGTTGACAATGCTGTATTATCTGGTAACCTTTTGATTGAGGTAGATGAAACTAACCTAGTCCCAGGCCAAGACCTATCAGTATACCCAGGCAAAGTATTTCGTAGACAAGGTGGTGCACCAGGACAAGCTATCTTTGGTACTAAGTTCCCAAATGTTGCAGGTGAGAACCTACAGTTATTTGATAAGGCACGAGTGCTTGCAGACGAATCTACTGGCTTTCCATCCTTTGCACACGGACAAACAGGTGTCATGGGCGTAGGCCGTACCGCTAGTGGTATTAGTATGTTAATGGGTGCGGCAAGTGGTACTATTAAGAATGTTATTAAAAACGTAGACGATTACTTACTTCGACCACTAGGTGAAGGACTGTTTCGTTTTAACATGCAGTTTGACTTTGATCCTGAGATTAAAGGTGACCTAGAAGTTAAAGCACGTGGCACAGAATCACTTATGGCTAATGAAGTACGTAGTCAGCGACTTATGCAATTCTTGCAAGTATCATCTAACCCTGCACTTGCACCGTTTGCTAAGTTTCAATACATTATTCGTGAGATTGCAAAGTCTCTTGATCTTGACCCCGAAAAAGTTACCAACAATATGAATGAAGCTGCGATTCAAGCTGAACTAATGAAACAGTTCCAGCAAGAGCAACAAGCACAACAAGGTGGTCCAGCAGGTGCAAACCCAATGGACACATCAGGAGCAGGTGGTGGAACTATAGGTGTAGGACAAGCACCGACACCACAAGAACAAGGATTTAGTGGTAATGCAGGACAAGGAGCACCTCAGCAAGCTCAAGGGACTGGTCAGCAACCAAGCCCAATGGTCTAAGTTTGAAGCTTACTTAGACATGATAATTAATCAACAGCATCGTGTCATGGAACAAACAAATGAAGTTGTTGCAATGCATAGAGCACAAGGTGCTATCTATCAGTTGCGTAGATTAAAACTATTACGTGACGAAGTATTAAAATCTCAGTAAGGAAATTACTATGGAAGAACAAATGGAACTCTTTGAAGACGGTGGCCTTCGTGATGAAGGTGGCATGGTAGATGAAGAATCAGGGAATGATGTTCCTAGTGGCAGCACTAAAAAAGAAGTGCGTGACGATATTCCTGCTATGTTAAGTGAGGGTGAGTTTGTTCTACCTGCTGATGTTGTTCGTTATCATGGACTAGAAAAGATTATGCAGCTTCGTGATGAAGCTAAGTTTGGCCTAAAGAAAATGGAAGCTATGGGTCAGATGGGTAACTCTGAAGAAGCTACATTAGATGATGACGTTCCATTTGGTCCCGCAGATTTACTTATTGTTGCAGGTGGGCCAGAAGATGAACCACGTGAAATGGCTGAGGGTGGAGTAGTACATGCGCAAGCAGGTACATTTGTGCAACCTGCAACAGGTATTATGGGTTATCAACCTTCTATTTATCAGGGACAACAAACCTCTACAACATACACACCCCCACCTAGTTCTGTAGCACCACCCACTCCTACACCTTCTCCTGCAGGTGGCTATGTTCCTAAGTTTGTAACTGAAGGTGCTACACCATTTGACGATGGTAGTCTTGCGCCCAAACCTGTAGCAACCCCTAGTACATCTGACACATCTGCAGTAAGTACAGCATCAACTGAAGATAAGTTTGTGCCTGAAGTACAGGACAAGTACACTACACTTAAATACATTAATAAAGAAACTGGTGAGATACGTGATTTTTATTTTTACAACGGTAGTCCAGTAACACCTATTCCTGATGGGTTTATTCCTTACGATGAATCTGTAGATGAGGTAGTTGATGATCTTGAATCAACAACAGTCGAAACTACACAAGTGCGTGAACGTGATGATGACCCATTTAAAGACTTACCTAAACCAGAAGCTGTAGATTATACTACGTTCACAAAAGACGAATTGATGAAAGCATTTGAAGACAACAATAATGCTAGATTGGCACTAACTGCTATGGGTGTAGTTAATCCTATGATTGCCTTGTTTGGTCGTTTTGCTACAGGGCAGCAACAAAAAAATATTCTTGCTGAAATGGAAGCAAGAGGAATTAAAACACCTGAAACAAAAGGCAATATAATAGACCGTATTAGTGACATGATTTCAGGTTTATTTGGGACAGATAAAGACGAAGTTAAAAAGGTTATTGAAAAAGGTGATGATGATGACTTTACACCAATTACTAGTTCTGGACCAAGTAAAAGAGGTCGTCCAACAAGATCATTAGACACGGGTCTTACTGATGACGATATGGGTTTACCTAGTGGTCCTGCTCCAATAGGTACTCTTCCTTCAAGTACGTATGATGCAATTCCTTCTCCTGAAGAGATTGTAATGTCTCAACCTGTTTATAGTGGTGCTTTAGGGCCAGAAGACTTTGCTCCGTACCCAACAACTACTAGCACTAGTTCTGGGCCAAGTACTAGAGGTCGCCCCACAGCATCAACTAGTGGAACTAGTTCAGTAAGTTCAGGGCCAAGTACAAGAGGAAGGCCAACACGTTCAAACAATGACGATAAGCCTAGCTTTGCACCTGTTTCTACATCTTCCTCTAGTTCTTCTGCGGGTACACAATCTGCATCACAAAAGGCATCTACTGCTGCATCTACAGCAAAAGCAAAAGAAACTTTAACTAGTGGACAACGTGCAGGTAGTGCTGCATTAGATACTACGTATGGTATTTCAGGATTGAAGTCTGGTGGATTGGCTTCACGAAAAAAGAAAAAGAAATAAATTCACCAATTAGACTGGCCTACCCATCCCCCTACCAACAGGCTACGGTGGCCCCAGCAAGGAAGACAAAATGTCAGATACAATTATGGCTGAAGAAATGCAGCCTCAAAAGAAAGTAGCTTTTGCTAATCGTAAATATACAAACGAAGAACGATTAAAAAAAGAAGAAGAAGAACTAGAACAGCTTATGGCTGAACAAAAAGGTGAAGCAGTTCAAGAAGAATCTAAAGAAGCTGAACCTGCTAATGCTGAGGAAAAAAGTTTTAAGAAACGTTATGGTGACCTACGCCGACACCAACAACAAAAAGAAAAAGAATATGAAGATCGTATCAAAGCTCTTGAAACACAATTAACTCAGGCAACTAATAGTGAGATTAAACTACCAAAGTCTGATGAAGACATTGAAGCTTGGACAACCAAGTATCCAGATGTAGCTGCTATCGTTGAAACTATTGCAATCAAAAAAGCAAAAGAACAATCACAAGGTCTTGAAGATCGTGTAAAAGAAATCGACGAGATGAAAGCCAATGCAGCACGTGAGAAAGCAGAAGTAGAATTGCTAAAGCTGCATCCAGATTTTGGTACTATTCGTGACAGTGATGACTTTCATGAGTGGGCAGAAGAACAACCTAAGTGGGTTCAAGATGCTCTTTATGAAAATGATGCAGATGCACGTTCTGCTGCACGAGCAATTGATTTGTATAAAGCAGACCGTAATATTACAACTAAAAAGTCTGCTTCATCAAAAGATGCTGCACGTTCTGTGGGTACACGGAATGAACGTAGTAAGCCTCAATCCGATACTATGGGAAATGCTATTCGGGAATCTGAGGTACAGAAAATGTCTCCACAAGAATACGAACGTAATGCGGATAACATTATGGAAGCTATTCGTACTGGAAACTTTATTTACGATTTATCTGGTTCAGCTAGGTAAAAAGTATTGACATTATAGTTATTTATGATATAACTATATGTATCATACATTAGTATAGCCCCATAAGGTTACCTATTCTATTGTATATTCCCCCGCAAAACAACAGACCTTACGGACTTACCTAATACGTATGGCCCGTAGTTGTAGCACAAAGGCCAAGTGTTATATTCTACGCACCCATAAACGATTAGCCTCCATTATAGTACTCTGTGTGTTTAGCATCTGTTTATGCTAAAGGAGATAATGTTATGGCATTTTCAACAGCATCAGGTTACGGCAACCTGCCCAATGGCAATTTTTCGCCCGTAATCTATTCCAAACAGGTGCAACTTGCATTCCGCAAGGCATCTGTTGTTGAAGCAGTGACAAACTCAGATTATTTTGGTGAGATCGCAAACATGGGCGATTCAGTTAAAATCATCAAAGAACCTGAGATCACTGTTAAAGCTTATGATCGTGGTACTACAATCACGCCACAAGATTTGGACGATGAGGATTTCTCATTGACCATTGACAAAGCAAACTATTTTGCTTTCAAGGTAGACGATATTGAAGAGGCTCACAGCCACGTCAATTTCCAAAGCCTTGCATCTGACCGTGCGGCATATCGCCTAGCGGATCAGTTTGACCAAGACGTTCTTGGTTATCTGTCAGGTTATAAACAATCTGCAATTCACGGCAACCCAGACACAGTTAACACAACTGTAAACGGTTCTAAAGCTGTATCAACTGCAGGTTCTGACGAACTGCTTTCCTCAATGAAGTTGGATGCTTCTGACTTTAACGCAGGTACAGCATCGCAATCTATTGCATTGCTACCACGTACTGGTGGTGCAACAGCTACACCTTCAACAGCAGGTGAAGCAAACCCATTGCAAATGATTGCACGTATGGCTCGTAAACTAGACCAACAGAATGTTGATACATCTGGACGGTGGCTTGTAGTTGACCCAGTATTCATGGAAATTCTACGTGACGAAGATTCACGTCTTCTAAACGCAGATTTTGGTGAGTCAGGTGGACTTCGCAACGGTCTTGTGTTGAACAACCTACATGGTTTCCGTGTTTACGTTTCAAACAACCTACCATCAATTGGTTCTGGTCCTGCAACAAACGCAGCGTCAAACGCAACTAACTACGGTGTTATCGTAGGTGGTCATGACTCAGCCGTTGCAACTGCAGAGCAGATCAATAAGACAGAAACATATCGTGACCCTGACTCATTTGCAGACATTGTTCGTGGTATGCATCTATACGGTCGCAAAATCCTACGCCCAGAAGCGTTGGTTAATGCGCTATACAACTTGCGCTAATAGGGAGGGATAAACAATGGCTACAGTTACTTCTTTATCCGCTGCCGCACACGGTTCAAGTGCACGTGGACGTTCTCCATATATGGTAGAGCAAGAAATTGATCTTGCTGCTGCTGCAACTGCAAAGGGTTCTGCCCTAGCTGCTGCTGATATTATTCAAGCAATTACTGTTGGTGCAAACACAATGGTAATGGCTGCAGGTATGGAATGTACTACAGCACCTTCAGGTGGTACAGGTACAGTTCTTGATCTTGGTATCACAGGTGGTGACGTTGATGCGTTTGTTGATGGTTTTGCTTTTGACTCTGCTTCTGCAGGTGATTATGCAACACTAGCAAACACTGCAACTCCAATCTTGGTCACAACATCAGACACAGTTGATGTATTGATCCAAGCTGCTACAACAGTATCTACCGCAGGTAAGGTACGTGTATGGGCAGTATTGATGGATGTTGATGGACTTGGCGAAATGTCTGCCGATGAAGTCACACGTGATGCACTAGCATAATAAAAACACTTTAAGGGGCTGGGCAACTGGCCCCTTTAGGCTAGTATAAAGGCTTATAAAATGGCAACTACTTACGTTACGCTTGTTAATGATACATTAAGACGATTAAATGAAGTCACACTAGATACTGCTGGTGATGGTTTTGATACTGTACGTAATGTCCAAGGACTTGCAAAAGATGCAGTAAATAATAGTATTCGTCTTATATTACAAGACGGACAAGAGTGGCCTTTTTTAAAAACAACATATACCCAAACATTAACTACAGCACAACGCACGTATGATTTTCCATCAGACATGGGTACTGTAGATTGGGATTCGTTTTTTCTAAAAAAGACTAC